TAAATTCTTTTTGTATAATGTCGAGCGTGTAAAACTTTATTGTCTATTTAACTCAAATATGCGTTCAATTGATTTGAATGTACGATTTCATTTTCACAAATAATATGAATGAAATCCCAACAAGAATAAGAATTGTTGGAATATATATTCCCCACGCATTATTAATTTTCGCATATATAATTAATAAAGTTTGACTTATGATATTTCCAAATAAATAAAACCAAGTAAAATCACTTGTATCTCCCGTTTTATAGACATGTTGAATTAATGTAAAAAATGAAAATATATTTAATAATAATGAGGTTGAAGCCAAATATTCATATTTACCCATATATTATGAATATACTAATATTTTTAGTTATTGAATTATTAAGTTGAATAACTAAAAAATGATTTGTCAAATAAGTATTACAGTATAATAAGAAATAACACTTAAATGACAACTACAACTTTTGAAATAGATTATGATGGAAATATCCACTATGAAGATGTTCAACAGAAAATGTATAATAGTTGTTGGCAAGAATTAGTAAATGACAGTAGAAGCACCAGCACTACGATCATTTATTGCGATTGTCAACAACAAATGAAAAGAAAACAAAAACAAAGCCAATTTGTTTGTAAATGTAACTCCCCAAAGGTAACAACATCAAATAAAAGAAAAAAGTAGAGTTTATATTTTCATTAAGAATTTGACATTACAACAGATAAGTATTTAAAAATAGTTAATATAACTATTTTTTACTTCTACAATTACATAACTAGAACTACGATTTTTATTTTTTTTAAATGTATATAACCTATTTAGCAGATATTTGTAACAAATAATTTGTTCATATTATTAACCTCCGGTTTGTCTGTATCATTTGTAAATAGTTTAGCTATTTGATTATTATCTCTAAATCTAACAGTATAATCTTGTTGAATGTTATTTCTTCCAATTCTTCCCATTGCCTGGATAATTTTTTCTTGTGTAAGGTTTAAATCTTTACTAATATACGCATGACAAAATTGATAATTCGTTCCATAAATATAATCACTCGATGCGATAATTAGATACAACTTTTGTTGGTCTGCTAAATTTTTCATTATTTCAGTGTAGGCAATATTAGAATGATTTGTAAATACGCCAATACCCATTAATAATAAAATCTTCCAACTATCTTCAACACCGGTTAATAACATTATTTTTGATAAAATGCCTTCTTCAATGTTACAAGTAAACGGAGTATTTAATTTAGAAATGCCATCAGACCATTTTTGTAGATGTTCTAATGTATTAGGAACAAACAACTCATTTAATTTAACAATTTTAACCATTGAACGCAAAATCTCAATTTGAGATAATATTTTATTTAATTCCGTTTTATTTTCACCCTTAGGATCAGTTCGGTTTATTTTGTGTTCACATTTTCCAGTTTTTGCGCCATCATCTTTGGATGGTGGTTTTTCTATATCTTCCAAATCTCTTTCTAATTTTGCTAATTTGATGTTAATGTTATTATTGAATTCTATTTTATCCATAATTTCATTCATTACCGCTACTGGAATATTTGCTTGTTGAATACAAAATTTTGCGATGGTCTCAACATTATTTGACAAGAATATAGTTGGTCCATCTGTTAGGGTGTAAGCGTCCTTTGTTGTAACATATAATCCGCAATCTCTATTATGATTCGGAACTAATTCAATTTGTGGTATTGGTGTTCTTTCTATTTGTTCGCTCATTAATCGTTGTAATGGGGCACCATTTTTATTTGAGATTATTACGCCAGGACCTACGCTGTGTAGTTTTTTAATTTTAACTCCCTTATTATCTACTGAGATGTTTGAAGCAATTTTAACACTTCTATTCGCATGTATATGATTATGTATCTCTTCCCAATATTCGGGGTTAATATTTTTAAGAATAGTTAAATAATAAAGCTTTATATTGATCATGGTAATATCATTTAAATCTGTAAAATATTCCTCTATTTTATATTTTGATTTTATGTAGTTGTCGTGTTGAATAAAAGTTATAAATTTAACAACTTCATTTAAATCAAAATATCTCAATAATGTTAAATAATTTTCACAATGTTCTACTATTTTTTGTATTTCAGAATAGGTTGAACTTAAATAATGAGGAAGAACCACAAACCCATTATTATTCACTATTGGTATTGATTTTCTACATTCGTGACTTACAATATTATAAACTTCGGAATTATCGTCTTGGAATTTTATTTTAAAATCACTGATTGTATCCGTTAATTCATGTATCTTTGGAAGGGTGGCAGATGACAAAACAACATTTGGAATTAAATTTTCGCTCCAATTTTTATGTATAATATTATGTAATTCGTGATTTTCGTAATCAAGTGTTATTGTTGGTTCATCCCAATACATTATTATATCTTCTTTTTTATTAAATGATAACATATAATACATCGCATATAAGTATGATTTAATATCGCATATAATAATTTCAACTTTTTCACCCGCACTATTATCTACTTTCCAAATACCTCCTGTTTTGCGATTTTTTGTGTATTCCTTGGCAGCAAAATAATGTAATCTAATATCATCTGCGCTAGAACATCCAAACGCAAAAGCGACTTTTTTATTAACGGATATCGCAGAACGAGCCAATGCCAATCCAACATGTCTAGCGGCACATACAAATATTATTTTATGTTTTTCAGATAATCCTAATGGTGTTAATGTTTTACCTGTACCTGTTGGAGCAATATATAATATTAATTTGGCAGATGATAACTTACTGATTGACATTATTTCTTTTTGATGTTCATATAATGAAATATCATTATATTTCAATATATCACTATTTTTTTCAATACATTCAATTGAATTGTTGACAATTCTTTTTATACTTATATCATTAATTAGTTCTTGTAAAACTTTATTTGATAAGGTCAAAATGTGACGATTGATATTTATGATATTATTTTTCAGCAATTTAAATAATGTATAATAAGGAATGTCTACCTTTGCGCTATTTTTACTTTTATAATTTAAGATTTTCTCAATATAACCTAACAAAATATACTCATAAATAATACTTTTATTCACAAGGTTATCGGAATTTTTAGTAATTCTGATTAAATCCGCTTTTTTTATTTTTGGGTTTGAACTTACCGTAATGTTTAAGTATGAAACATTATATTTTTTTATCATGGTATTCACTATTTCTTGGAAATATTTATTATAAATATGGTCTTCCATTGGAACACTATAATCAATCTTTAAAAATGTAAATATAGAATTATTTTTATTATATTTTATATTTACATCAGAGAAACCTTTCATAATGATATTTATAATTTCTATTTCACCAGTAGAAATAGGAATTTCAATTGATTCCCACTCAGATTTTGAAAGACGGTTTTGTGTAAGATCCATAACTGCTATTTGGTATATATTATAATACAAATATTTTTTATATTATTTTAAAATCAATTTTTTTAATATAATAATACTACTTAAAGATTATAAATATATCCGTTTTATATATTATATGTCGCAAATAATTGTAAATTGTCCTCATTGTAAAATACCTATATTTATAGAAGAATTAAATTGTTGTATATTTAGACACGGTGTTTTTATTAAAACAAATGAACAAATCTCACCCCACACGTCTAAGGAGGAATGTGAATATTACATAAAAAATAATTTAATATTTGGTTGCGGAAAACCTTTTAAAATAATAAATGTGAACGACGAATTAATACCAGAGATTTGCGATTATATTTAATATTCAATTAATGCGACTCCAGAAATATCAAAATGCTTGCTTGGTTTGTATTTGAGAATATCCAACTGTTTTGAAGTTGTTTTAAATTCAGTATCGCCGTATATATCTTGTAATAACAACCATTCGAATAATCCTCCTGAATAAATGTAAATATTATAAAACCCCAACTGTATAAGTTGATTATATTTTTTATATACGCTCTCGTCATTTGCGTTTTTGCCATATATAAAAATATTCATACTCTTGGTTTTGTCCTTTAAAATTTTATTAATTGTTATTTCTTCCTGACACGAATTTATCGTATTTAAAATTAAACAATCTTGTTCGTTTGATAACATGGTGTTTATTAAAATTGTATTGTGTTTGTTCATATGTTGAACATTTTCAAAATTAATCCTTTGAAAAGAAGGCGAATTTCCCATTCTATTTTACTATAAATATGATAAATATATTTATATCTTATACATTGTTTTAAATTAATTAAATTGTAATACAATTTCTATTTTTTCCTTTTTTATACTTTTTGTTGCGGATATTGAAAGTTCTTCTCTCTTTTTTCTGGTTTTTGAATTATCCGTGTTAACAATTCTTTTTGATGTACTATTTCGCGTGTTCATATCTTTTTCAATAACATCATAATTTTCTTCTATATACTCAACTACCTTGTTTTCCAATGCCCATTTAAAAAAATTAAGCTGTCCTATGGTTGTTTCAATACAAGTATTTGAATCTCCATATGGGATATTTATTCTCTCCCATCTACAAAACGGATCAAACCGTTTTTTGCTGTATGCTTTTAATTTTAATTTATAGTCGACATAAACCTTAAATCTTCTTGTTAATTGTTCGTCATCAATATTATATATTGTAAAATATTTTTTAGCATAATTTGTAGCAAACCAGTCAACTATTCTAAGAGATATTTTAGATTCTCCTGTGATTATGTTTAACATCTTATTTAAAAATACATCATCTTTGTAAAAAGTCATTAAATTATTCAGTAATAAATTATTTTGTGTATTATAAATATTTTTAATCATTAAAGATTAACCTTTTATTTTTTTAAATAGTTATTTTTATAAAGTGAAAATAATAGTATATTATATTCACGAAATATATGGCAATAAAAGAAATTTATACAATATCAAATGAAGGCTCAATACAACATTATGCGCATTTCTTTTTTGCGGTTTTAATACCATTATTAGCGTACGATATAAAAACAAAACATTCACATTCTTTTATAATGAAAAATAACATTGGATCTATGTCAAAAATTTTAATTGAATTATTTGAAGAAAGGGTATTTTTTGATTATATAGAAAACACAATAAATTCTATATGTGACAAATATAATTATTTCGATACATTTATAAGAATAAAGAAAAACGACAACCCAAATATTGTATTGTTAGATGGGTTCGATATATTTAATCAAAAAAATTATAATTTTATAAATTATAAATTTAATAATTATATTTTTAAAAAATTAGATACACAATATATTAATTATTACTTAAAAAAAATTAATAACC